AAATGATACTATAAAAAAATCTCATGAGAAAACATTTCAAATTATTAATCAGGCTAATCAACAAGTTGTAGATATCATTGCTGAGACTAGTGAATTAGCAAATGAAGTACGTGATAATGTAACAACTATGATGAATGAAACTCAAGAACAAGTTACTACTACCATTAATCATGTATCCTATATAATGAGACAATCCCAAGAACATGTAAATGATATAGTTAATAATGCAACTGATATTACTAAACAAGTTAGACAAAATGTAACGGATGTTGTCAATAAAGCAGTTCAACAAGTTCAACAAGTTCAAGATAAAGCAAGTGCAGTTGTTCAACAATCTGAACAACAAATTTTAAAAGCTTTACAACAAGCTGAAGAATATGCAAATGAATTAAAAAGACAATGTGAAAATCATACATCCGAATTAAAAAAACAAGTTGAAAAACATGGAGAAGATTTAAAACTTCAAGGTGAAAACTTGAAAAAACAAGGTGTAGATGCTATAAAATTAGTTCAAGAACAAACTACAGTTTTGAAGAAACAAGGTGAAGATGCAGTTAGATTAGCTCAAACTAATATTGAAGAATTAAAGAATCATGTTGATAATTTATTAAGAGATTTACAAAATTCAATAGACCAATTTACTAATACATCATGTTCTTGTTTTGGCTTGAAAAAATAATTTTGAAAAAATATTTATTAAATAATTTTTTTATAAAAAAAATTATTTGTAAATAGTGCTATTGATATATTATCTAATGCTTACGTGATCCCTTTTTAGAACCCTTCTTAGAAGCTTTCTTGGAAGCTTTCTTGGAAGCCTTCTTAGAACTCTTCTTGGCACCACCTCGCATAGAGCTCTTCTTAGAAGCCTTCTTAGAAGCCTTCTTGGAAGCTTTCTTGGAAGCCTTCTTAGAACTCTTCTTGGCACCACCTCTCATAGAGCTCTTCTTAGAAGCCTTCTTGGAAGCCTTCTTAGAACTCTTCTTGGAAGCCTTCTTAGAACTCTTCTTGGCACCACCTCTCATAGAGCTCTTCTTAGAAGCCTTCTTGGAAGCTTTCTTGGAAGCCTTCTTAGAACTCTTCTTAGAACTTTTCTTGGCACCACCTCTCATAGAGCTCTTCTTAGAAGCTTTCTTGGAAGCCTTCTTGGAAGCTTTCTTGGAAGCCTTCTTGGAAGCTTTCTTGGAAGCCTTCTTAGAAGCCTTCTTAGAAGCCTTCTTAGATCCCTTTTTACCACCTAATAGAGTATCAGGTTCGCCACCTTTTTGTTTTCTATTCTTTAATCTTTCTTCAACAAAAGCTAAATCGGGGTTCTTCTTGACAAGTTTCTTAACATCATCCAATGATAAATTTTCTTCGGATTCTTTGCCATCTTTCTTTTCTTGCATTTTGTAGACATCGCCTTCTTGTCTAACTGAAATACGATGAAATTTATCACCCATTTTAGTAATTAAGGAAAATGATAAACCTTTTTCACCATCAAGAACATTTTCTTTAACGAGATGTTTGACACCGTTTTTAAACTCAACTCGATTATTTTCATGACGAAATGTAAGAGTACTCATATATATACTATTATATAGATATTATTTAAATAATTTAATAATTTATTAAATTATTTTATAAATTATTTTCATAAAATAAAATTATTTTATAATTAAAAATTAATATAGCTAAATTCTATAACTTATCTAACTTTATAGTAGAAAATATCATAGATATACTTTATTTTACTTATTACATAACTGCTAATACTAAATATAGTTTTAGTATTCTAGCCAACAAAGATAGAATTTTACTAGTGAAAAAATAGTCATATTTACCATTAATTGTATATTCAATTCATTAATGTGTATGCTTTTGCTACCTAATAAGGTGATGATAATAGTACAATTATTAGTTTATAAAAAATTGATATTTAATCCTATTAATATAAATTCATATTATATTAATGGCTTTATCTCGCGTAATCACAAATCTTCCGATCTTTTTTACAAATAATAATATGATTAACTATAATGAATTAGGTAATCATATTAATACTATTATTAATAATGGCGTTACACATCTTGTAATTTTAGATACTCCAGAAGCATCGACCTTATCAGATGTTGAATGTTTACAATTTGCACAATATGTATATGATAATTTTCATAATAATGTACAAATTATTGTTAAAAATTCTGAATTAGCTCCATATGCTAATTATATTATGTTAACAACTCCAACTGAAGCAAACTATACTCAAGAAGGTTTATACCAATACTTTATAACAAGATTTAATCATCTAAATCTACCAATCATATTATCATGTGGTGAGAGCTTAGCTCCAGCTACAATTCAACGTTTATCATTAAATTATAATTTGGTGGCAATTAAGGATACTTCAGATAATATTCCCCATCTAATGCATGTAATAGAGGTATGTCCAAATTTGCAAGTTTTTACATCAAATGATAATCTACTAATACCTCTTATAAGTGTTGGCGGATATGGAGTAATTAGTACAGCATCAAATGTTATTCATATTCAAATATTAAATCTTATTAATGACTATTTTTTGAGATTAACAAATAATGTACAAGCTAGATTAACACAGATTCGACCAATTATTAATTATACATCTAATTGTATTTCACTCAAATATCTCTTATCACGAGTACGAAATAACGCATCAATATCAAATGTACGTTACCCATTTATTCAATTACAAGAAGAAATGCAAATACAATTCAATAATTTGAATATAAATAATTTATTACAAGAAATGCAAATACAAATCAATAATTTGAATATAAATAATTTATAAATATTTTAATTTTTTCTTTAATATAGTATATGAATTCTATATTAAATGGTTTCTTTAAATTAATTGGATTAAATACAACTGTAGACAAATTATCTAATCCAACTGATATATTTATGTTTGCTTCAATATTTGTGCCAATGTTTGCGGTTCCTGCTTTAATTGATACCGAAAGTGAAAATTTAACACTAGTTGTTACAGTTGTATTCAAATTATTATTAACAATGTTGGGTAATCTTTATGGAAGATATAAAGCTTGCAATAATTTTTCAGGTAATAGTATTGGAAAAGCAGGGATTGATTCTATAATTGCAATAAGTGTTAATTATATTATATCATTATTTCCTTTTGTTGGGGGTAATATAATAGGAGAAATTGGTTTTATAGTAGCTTATGTATTACTTAATATTATTAATCAAACTAACATTAATAAATTCTGTAATGCACCATTTACCGGCAATCAATATGATAGATATCTAATAGGAGGAAGTTTAGGAGTTTTAGCTTTAGTACTAGTAAGTAATTATATATTAAGTTTTGTTGGTTTAGGCTAATAAATTATATACTTTTTAATCTTTCAAGACAATTCTTTATATAATCTGTAAAACTACCAATAGTTTGCATTTTTTGTTCTAAAATAGCAATATTATGTTGTAAAATAGTTATATTATTTGCATTATCATCAATTTCGATTGTATCGAGTGATATTAGAATATATTTTAATGGATTATATAAAACAGTAGAGTTATAAATTATTTCATTTTTCATATTCATATATATATTACTATTTGATATACCAGATATTATATTATAAAATATTATATTATGATATATTTTGGGTTCTATATTGTTTGCATCTGCAAATATATAATTAATAACATTTTTGAGATAATAATTTGAATCTATTTTTATCCAATTATCCCAAATAATATTAGGAGTATATATAATTTTATTTAAATTTCTATAATAACTATTTTCTAGAATTTGCATTATGGGTAAATTATCATTATTTAATTGAAAATAATAACAATCTGAAATCATATGATGATTACTATTAATATAAAATGGATTATTTACTTTATTAAAACTAATAAAATTACTATTTCTAACAATTCCACATATATTTATAAAATAGCCAGGACTATTCTCTAAATTTGATATAACAGAAATATTATCAGCAGTCCCCGAATAATCATGCGCAATAATTGTTGATACATTTCCATCTATACATATATTAATATTCTTCATATTTCCTTCTATAATTGCACCTAAACTAGCATTATAATATCCATTAATATTAATATTACCAATTATATTTATATTCATTAATATGATTTGAAATCCTTTACCAAATAAACAACCATTATATTTACCTTGTTTTATAATAATATTTTGTAAAGTTAGATTTTTTATAGTACTATATTTAATAACACCAAATAAACCATTATTAGTATTATCTTTAATTTCTATATTTTTTATACAAAAGTTATTTCCATCAAAGTTACCTGTAAAAGGACAGAACATATTATTTATATTACCAAATGGAATAATAGGAATAAAATTAAAATCTAAATCATTTGTTAATCTATAATCTTGATTATTAATAAATTTTTTATCAATAGGTAATACGGTATTTCCACCAGGATAATTTATAAATAAATATGCTGTAGTAAATTGTGTTAAGAATTTCCATTCTTTAGTAGTTGTGATATCAAACATATTATTAACCTTATTTAGTATAACATAATCATCATTATATTCTAGTTTTATATATACCATTACATAATTATAGAAAAATTTATATATACTGGTTATAAAAATGTGAGTATCATATATTTTTTTACAACATAACAGTTATAAAAAAATGAAAATATATGATATTATAACAAATGTCAAATAATATAATGAACCAAACAGAAGAAACAGTATTACAAAATGAAGAAGAAATTGATTATGAGGAATTGGAAAGACAATTAGAAGAAGAAGCTTGTCAAGAATTATATAATTCTATTATTAATAAAACAAGTAAAATAGATTTAGATTCACTTACTATGAAGAAGAAACCTATGTCAACAACTAAAATTTCTAGACATAAACCATCAAGAGTAATGTCATTAAGTCAATTAAATAGTAAAATAGATGAATCAGCACCAAAGAAATTTACATCAAAACGTGCTGATGAAAAAAGAAAACAATTAGGAATTGATGAGAAACCTCAATATAGGAAATTTAATGCTCGAAAACAACCTTATAACTTTGTTAATAAACCAAAAAAAAATCAAGTAGTATCATTAAACAATACTGATTTTCCATCACTCACATAATCAAACAATTATATTTCTAAAAAAATGTATTAAAATATTTTTTTATCTTTTATATTAATAATAATGAGAGATATCTACGGAGCCTTCATATTAGCAATTGGATTATATTGTTTATTTTATAAAGAAGAACAATTCACTTCCGTCGTATATTCTAGACCTAATAAATGTTTTGATTGTGAAAAAGAAATTAAATCGCCAGAAGATGCACACTTAGCATTTCCAACACGGTGTATTGATTGTGAAAAACAAGCAATATTAATGAAAGAATCTGCATATTTAACAGGACCTACAAAATGCGTTGACTGTGAGAATTTACCAGAGATTCATAAGAAATTTTCAGAAGCAAATAATGAATTTGCAGGATTAAATAGAAACTTAATGGTAACTCATTAAAAAATTATTTTAATTTTTTAAAGTCTTAGGGTAACTCATTAAAAAATTATTTTAATTTTTTAAAGTCTTAGAGTAACTCATTAAGAATTCGCTTCGCTACTTCTTAACAATTTAGGGTAACTCACTAATCTGTTGATAAATCAACATATTATCAAGTTAGAGTAACTCGTTAAAATAAATTTTCTCTTAAAAATAATAAAATAAATTATTATAATTCAGTTTATTTTAGATATCATCAAATGGTACATATTCTTCAACCGTATTGTCACTTATAGCAATAGTATCACTTACAATATTATTAACTTCAATCTTCTTTATAATATTACTTTTAGGAATTTTCCATTCATTACCTCCTTGTAAATATTTAATAATAATATCAATTCCTCGTTCTATATTTTTTTTTGTAGAAACAACAGGAGATTCATTATTACAAGCATTACAAGCTAAAAATAATTCAGCTCGCTTTTTATTTCCTACTAATTTAGGGATTGTTTCAGGTATATTACATTTAGGGCAAATAATAAAATTCTCAATATATTCTTGTAATAGTATATCTAATGATTGTTTAGTATGTGTACCAGTTAGTTGATTTTTAGCTTCAATATAATTTGATCCTGTTACTTTTGCAAAATATTTAAATAATATAGATGCCGGGTGATTAATTGATTTACCAATTATATCCATATTATTAATTGTACTATAAATACCATTACCACCTCCACCAATTTTAACATCAAAATCAGGGCGTTTATATCGATAATTAGAATCTTTAGAATTTCCGTTAATATTCATTAAATATAAATAATAAAGTTATTTTATATGATATAATATCAATTTTTATAATTTACGAGTTTACAAGTAAATTATACATATTATTTCAAAAAAAATTGAAATAAATAGATTGTTATATTTTATTTAATATTATTTAATGAATCAATTAAACCTATTAAATTCTTGTTGGTTTTGTCACTCAAAAAAACATTCATGTAGAAATTGCCCTCTCGAATCTGCAATTGCTAATAAACTACGAAATAATGCAGGTAATAAATTTGAGGATTATATTGCAGATAATATTAAATGTCCAGGATGTTTAAATTTTAATTTGAAAAGACTAAATAATCATTCGCCGTCACTTGATATTATTTGTTTGTGTGGTTTAAAGTTTGAGATTAAATCAAAATGTCTTAGTATTAAAGAATTACCAATTGATATTCATTTGAATCACGGGACTTATATTGATTGTATTAATCGAATTAATAAAGAATCTCTCAACTTGATTTTAATTATTTATGGAGTTAATCGTCTTAAAAAAGAGATCTATATTAGAGAAATTCTTTATGCAAATAATACAATGTTAAAGGATACAAAAATTATTGAAATTAAACCAGTCATTCTTTCAAATAAAAAAGTATCAAAGATTATTATTAACAATAGAAACTTTATGGAAAGATTAGTATCAAATACGCAGAAATACATTGTTTCATTCAAACAAGAAGTTGACAAATATATAATATAATGATAACTTATAAAGATAAATATACTAATAAAAAGTGGTACACACGAAATTATGTTTAATTTTATATTCATTTTATTTATTAACATTTTAACTAATAAAATAGCTTTGCCTCAATTGATACGCTACAATTCGTATAATTAATTTGCAAACTCATAATTTATAAAAATTGATTTAAATTATTATTATATATATATGATTAATAAGTATGAATCCATTTGAAGATATTGAAGAGAAAGTTTCTATTAAAGAAAATATAAAGATTGAGATTTGGGTAGAAGAATATGGTCGTAAAAAAAATACATTTATATCTGGTTGGAATTTATCAGATTCTGAATTAAAAGTATTAAAGAAAAAATGTAATTGTAATGGCACAATTAAAGAGTTAGATAATCTTATTACTGATACTAAAACTAAAGTAGTTCTATTACAAGGTGACCATAGTAAAACTGTTAAAGACTATATGATAGCTAATGGTATTAATAAAGATAATATCCGGACTAAAGGTTAATATTAATTTAATTCAATATGTATGAAACTACATAGCAATTATATTAATTTAACCAAAGTTTGATATTAAAAAACGGCTTTGCAGCAATATGTTTAATTTAATAACAAATTGATCGCTCGGAACTTTGTTCCATATTATTCTTATTTCGCTTTGCTCACTAATAAAAAATTGTGGGACTTTCTTATTCAAAAAAATTTTTTAAATAATGAAACCCAGTCTTTTTTATGAGTAATACTAAGTATTACTCATAAAAAATTGAAAATTATTTTATTTAATAACTCATTATAATAATAAAAGTTAATGAATACTACACCTGTAAACGCTACTTCTACCAATGTTTGGACTCGCCGAGCAGCACTTCTTGCTGCTCCGGTAAAAGAATCCAAATCAGTTAATCTGGCACCAGTTAATCTGGCACCAGTTAATCTGGCACCAATGTTTGAAGCTGAAATTGAGATTAAACCTGAATTTGAAACAGAATTTGAAATAGTTGGAGCCAAAAAAAGAGCTGCCGCTCAAACTCGAATCCAGCGTAAAGCCAACATTTCTTTTCAACCACGGTCACAACATATCAAATCAAAAGATATGCACCCAGAAATGATTCCAAAGAAAGTGCTTTCATGTTTACCGGCAAATCCTCGCACTATTGAAATACCAAGCAAAATTCAATGTGTTGTTCAAACAATCAATCCATCAGCTGATATTGCACCAACACCAGTTGCAAAGCAACAGAACACTTACACAATTATTTTTGAAGAAAAAGTAACTGAAGGTCTGACCTTTGAGCGTCTTCACAAAGCAACAAAGACAGACCTTCTTCTGGCTCAGGAAATTGTGTTCAATCAGTGTATCGAAGCGTTCGATTATGCACTGAAAAATGACAAAGTGCTTCAATGCATTGATCACATTTCTAGCGAATTCCAAACTCGCAAGTTTGTTACCGGTGTACCAATTGTAGTTGGAAAACACACTTTCTTGGCTTCCGATATCATTAAAGATTATTTCTGGGTACGCAAAACCCGAAAAATTCTAAATGAGATTGAGCCACGACTGCATGTAAGCTTTTATTTTGATAATCGCACTACCCAAGTTGTGATGTCACTAAAGAAAGTAATTGAAAGTTAAGTTTTTATTTTAGTATTCTTTTACTTGATAGAATTAATATTATATAACCAAGATTTATCACTTGTTATTAATACATCGCCATACATTTCAATAGGTCCATTTAAGAATACTTGTGATTTAAATATATCAACAAATGGAATCATATCAATCATTGATATTATAATATTATTAGAGTTGCCAATTTCTAGACCAGATATTAATTTATTTATAATTAGTGTTATATGATTTGATTTTTCAATAGTTATTTTATTTATTTTATTATCAATAATTATTGTTAATCTATTACATTTTTTTACTAATAATGACTTATTTATATCAAGTATACAATCAAAATTTAATATCATATTATTCATATTATTAATAGGTATTAAATTTGCACTTTCTACCATTATATAATTATAGATTTAAAAAAACATTATTCATATTATTAATGAATTATATGATTATAGAAAATCAAAATATGAAAATACAAATGACAACACCTATTAATATATGTAATTTGGAACCATTACTTGAATTATATAAGGGAAAATTATTTTCAAATATTTTAAAGGTTTTTATAAACAGTTGTGTTGAGCAATTTGGAACAAATATTTTTTCTATTAAAAAATCATATTCTAGAACACTTACTAATATTCTATCTGGTTGGATGTTCTCTCTATATATTAATTATGATTTATCAAAAGATTATTTCTTCCCAACTAATTATGATAATGTAGAAACACTTGTAACAATATTAAAAGATATGTGTAAATATGATAGTACGATTAAGAATGTTGATGATAAAATAGAAAAAGTAATAATACGATTAAAATCAATATATAGTGAAGAATTATATAATTTAGAAAAATATAAAAATTCCAATTTATTTAATTATAATAAAACTAATTACAATATATCAAGAATACACTATATGAATATTAAAACAAATACAGAATTCTATAAATTAAATATTACGATTGATTATATTATTAAAGATAAACGATTATTAAATATATTAAATAATATTATTATTCCTATTCAAATTTATAATAGATTAGAATTGAAATATACTGGTCCTAAAAATAAATTAGATGAATATCTTTGGGCAATTTTATATAGATATCAATTACTGGGTTCAAATAATCATCAATTAGCGGTGTTACCAAATATAATGCATCAAATGAAAACAGATTATAATTTAGATTTTGAATGTTTTGCATCTACAATTAATTCAATGGCAACAAATTATTGTTCTATTTATTATGATTTAGAAAGGCATTTTGGTTCTGTTGGTAGTTTCTTTAATATAACTCCCTTAAAGGGAACTTTTGGATTTAATCCACCATATCAAAAAGATATTATTACATTAGGATGTATACGTTTATTAGAGTTATTAAAAGATAATAACGACTTGTCATTTATTATTACCATCCCAATATGGGATACAAAAGGAAGAAAAATAATGAGAGAATTATATAATAATGAATTAGAGAAACAGAATATTGATTATGGTGATTTTGAAATTATGAATACATTACGGGAATCACCATATTTGAAAAAACTCAAGATGATACCAAAAGAAAAATTTACATACCTAGATCATAACTTTAATCTTTATAAAAATAGAACTATTCAGAATACATATATATTAGTTCTATCTAATACAACAAAAGATTTTAATGAAATAGATAATTATAATTATGAATTCCAATAAATAGAACTAACTCATTATACCAACTTCATAAAATAAAAATTAATTACAAACTATATAGTTACTTTTAGTATATCAATAAGTATATCAATAAGTATATCAATAAGTATATCAATAAGTATATCAATATCAGTCTTTATTTTTATTATTCTATTAAATTTATGTAAGAAATCAATTAATAATATATCTAAAAGAAAGAACTGTCAAAATATCAATAGACCCATTATATAAAAAACTAAATGAACATATTATAATTGTATATAAATAAATTCTAATTTAATTTAATGAGTATTACTCCAGGGAATAATTTTTTTTATCATGTAAATTCTGAATGGATAAAAAATATAGAAATACCTGATGACCATCAAAGTTGGGGGGCATTTCAAATATTAAAACAACTAACAGAAGAAAGAATAAAAAAATTAATAGAGAATAGTCAAACACATTGTACACTTATTTATTATCAATCTATATCAATGAAAGATAATATACAACCTTCAGATAAGTATATTATAGATAGTATGTTGGATTCAATTAATAAATCAATCACACATACCGAATTATTTGGTGTAATGATAGATTATGATATAATGTATGATTTTAATATTCCTGTTAATTTTCATGTTGGTTCAGATTATAATAATTCAGATGATGTTATTGTACATTTAACATCAGGTGGTATAGGTTTACCAGATAGAGATTATTATTTTTTAGATTCAAAGAAAGAAATACGAGTAAAATATCTTAAATTTATATCAGATTATTCACAACTATTTAATATAGATATCAATCCAGAAGTTGTATTTGAAATAGAAAAACAACTTGCAAGTAAAATGCATACACGTGTTCAAAGAAGAGATCCTTTATTGTTAAATAATATGACAACATTGAATCAATTTAAAAAGATTTATCCTAATTTAAGTTTTATTGAAAAGATAATTATGGTAAATAGGACTATATCTAATTTAAACGACAAAGATACAATGGATTATAAGATTAATATATCAAATCCAAATTATTTTAAATTTTTAAATGATGTGATTAAACAAATCCCATTAGAACATTGGAAGATGTTTCATATATTTAAAACAATCACAGAATTTAATAATTATCTTAGTAATAGCACTAGAGAACAAATTTTTAATTTCTATAGTAAAGTGTTATACGGTGTTAAAATAATGAAACCAAAATGGGAACAATCTATTGAAATGATAGAACGTACTTTAGGTGAATTAGTTGGGAAATTATATACAGATAAATATTTTAGCCAAAAGTCTAAAAATGTTGCTATTAATATTTTTAGTTATATTAAAAAAGAATTAAAAGAATATCTTAAAAATAATAACTGGATGGAAAAGTCTACTAAAATAGAAGCCTTGAAGAAATTAAGACGAATGAGAATTAAAATAGGATTTCCTGATAGTTATGAGAAAGATTATACAAAATTATTTATTGATAGTAATAATACATTATTACAAAATATATTAATTATAAAAAAATTTAATAATAACTATAAGTTAGCTAGATTATATCGACCTGCTAATAGAGACTTATGGTTTATGAATTCACATATGGTAAATGCATATTATTCTCCAAGTTATAATGAAATTGTATTTCCAGCAGGAATATTACAAGAACCATTTTTTTCTATTAATATGAATATGGCATCTAATTTTGGAGGTTTTGGTATGATAATAGGTCATGAAATTACACATGGTTTTGATGATGCTGGTTGTAAATTTGATTCAAATGGTAATCTTAAAAATTGGTGGACACCAAATGATTTTAAAAAATATAATATGATGGCTGATATTATTAAATCTCAATATGAAAAATATAAAATAGAAGGTGAATATATTAATCCTGAATTAACTCTTGGAGAAAATATGGCAGATATTGGAGGATTAGGACTAAGTTATAATGCTTATATGAGATATTTAGAAGAGCATCCTAATGAAAATACAAAAGATAATAAACGTGAATTCTTTTATAATTATGCTAGAATATGGAGGAGTAAAGCAAGAAGGGAAGATATATTACAAAGATTATTAGTTGATACCCATTCACCTCCTATATATCGTGTTAATGGAGGGGTTGCTAATATTAATGCGTTCTACGAACTATTTGATGTAACTCCAGAGGATGAGATGTATATAGAACCTACTAAAAGAGCAAAAATATGGACATTATGAAAATAAAATGCTAAAATAGTTTTAGAATCTTATAAAAATGGATAGAAAGAAAAATTATCTTTCCTATTTATATTGTTATTTAGATTGTTTTAATTCTTATTATCTTACTAATATATTGTAAAGCCAAAAATTAATCACTCCAAACAGTGCGGCTATGCCGATATTAGTTTGATTGGTCATAACAATTAATCTTATTATTTCGCTTAGCTCACTAATAAAAAAATTGAAAAAAATACTATATATATTACTTATATTATAATAAATGTAATTATATTAACCATAATATAATAAGTGTAATGGAAAACATTAATAATATGGAAATCCCCTCTTTTTACTGCCCAGTAGGTCAGTGTGGTAAGCTTATTCAGCGGTCGATTAGTGCAGTAACTGCACATATTCGTGATACACACCCTGGTGTCCACAAAAATCTTGGTTATCCCAAGACGATTGGCTTTTGCACGGAGTGCACTAGCTACACTCGCAGCCGACATTTTCATTGTCGCGAATGCAGTGAAATAGATAGTAAGTTCTACTTCAAATCCGAGATAGAGCTAACTACTCATCTTAAGGATGCACACACAAAGTGGTACTTTGAGTTCGAGTGCAAGTATAGTGACAAGTGTCATGGCAAGTCTGGTGCATGTGGTTTCAATCACCTCACTCCCGGACGTAAACATATTACCAACTACGAGCCGATTCCGGATGGTACGTGCCGCTATGACCGTCCTTGGGATGGTGTTCGTTGCCGCAAAACCCATTGCAGCTTCGACCACTTTCGCGGTCGTGTCAAGTTCCTCATCGAGCTGAAAGCGGCGGCAGTGAGCGCATCGGCAGTAAGCGCATCGGCAGCAAGTGCCGCCGCTCCTGCAGAGGCTCCTGAGGCGGAGTACGAGGAGGACTTTGAGGAGGACTTTGAGGAAGAAGATGAGAGACGCGAGGCCGATAAGAAGTATGAGAAGGAGTGTCACGAGCAGCAACGCAATGTTCTTCGCGGAAGTGAGGGTGAGTGAGTGAAGTGTGAAGTGAAGGATGAAGTGTGAAGTTATGGGGAATATTTCTTATTTTAAATCGTAATGAAGACATTAAACATATTTTTAATTTATTACGAAACAAAATGCCTACAGAGTTTCACGATGAAACATCTTCTGAATATAATATTAGGTTGTTTTACCGGATTTTATCTTATGACTTTTTACATTTATATCATCCTTGTATTTGTGACATTTATCATGATCATGATATTGTTATAAAAACTGAAAATTTAAATAAATTATTAACATTTCTTGATAATAACAGAATAATAATAATTCCTTTATAGGAATTTGCAAAGATATTTTATTGAATCCATCTTTTGATTATTTTTTATGTTTTACACCTTAACTAATTCTAATTGATACATTTTCATTATAACCTTGAAAATTAAATCTTACACTATATTGCTTTAACTCTTCTTTCAAATAAGTAAATATGTCAAGTAATGTTTTTTTTATTTCTTCATCAGGAATATCCGCATTTGGTCTAACAATTTCTCCATAAACTCTTATTGATGGTTCTTCAACAACATTTCCTTCATAACAATACATTAAAGTTTCTATATTTGATAACAAAACACATAAATTTGTTTTTTTACCGACCATCCTTTGTCTTATCCATTTTTTAACTAATTCTTTTACATCTTCATAAGTCCATAATTTAGTTATTAGATTACATTCTTCATCTTCAATTTTATATTCAAGACCAATTATACCGCTAAATTGTCTTAGTTTTGTGGTTGTTAATGACATATTATTGTATATTATTATTATATTTATAATTTTTTAATTCAATTTTTCGCAAAATTAAATTTATTTATATGATTTTTAACAACATCATAAATTTTATCAACAGGTAAAATTTTAAAATCATTTTTTTTAGCATCACTAGTTCTTATATCAATCGTATTTTTAATGCCAAAATTACTATCTGGAAATAATCGTCTTATTTTATATTTATAAAGTAATATTTCATTAGTTTTTTCAATATCAGCTAAAGTTTCACATTTATTGAATAATTTTTTCATACTATTTTCACCATTGACAATATCGTTTAATGTTCTTAAATTTACTTGTTTATAAATTGTAACTATATCAGGTTTTATAAAATATTTATGTGTCGCATATTTATTTATTTCATCTAATAAACCAATAAAAATATAAATATCGTTTTCTTTTATAAACCAAAACGATTTTATACGTGGAATAAAAATGGGAAATAGTAATTGTTTTTACTTTATTATTGAATTCAAAGAAGTTTTTTGTGTAATTAAATGTAGTGGAAGTTAAAGTAATTTAAAAAATTGATTATAAAATATAATAAATATAATAATAATAATAAAATATGCCAATAAAATACATCGTATTAAGTGAAACAAACCATTATGGTTGGGTTGGAGGTCTTACAACATTAGCAGAAGCAAAAAAAATGTTAAAAATAGAAACCGAAACATTTTACATATTCAAGTACGATCATAAAAAAACAAAACCATTTCAAATGAAAATAAGATTTCCTATTGGTTATCCATATTATGATGGTTTATCTATAAATGAATACACAGAAGAAGTATTTGATGAAGATGACGATTATGTTATTATTACACCGGATGATACATGTGATAATGGTAGTTTAATTTTAACACATAAACCATATACGGAAAAGGTAAATCAAAATTAAAAATACTTACAACATATATTTTTATTTCATTTTTTTAAGATATTCATCTAAACATTTATGTAGTTGAATTGCTTCTTCTAATGTAATTACATTTTCAGATATTTAAAATGGAAAACAAACGAAAGGGATGCATCAATCGTGATAAGAATGGATGTAAAAATATACAAAAGGTATTTAATCACTATATAGAAACATGAGAAAGACCTGAAAAATATAAGCGTGATTATAAATTTCAATAAAATATACTAACCACTACAATCGTAATTGGTTGTAGTCGTCAAATAGTATAATGCTCTTTAAGAGTGCATTTATATCACCAAAAAGATTAACTGAACGATTTTTTATTTTTTTATAGAAAGTTTGTCTCATTTTTCTTTTCGGTCGGTGTAATTGGATCGTGAATCTTAAGACCCCCCTTCTCTCCTGGTCCCGCATTGTAATTATTTTCATTATAATGTGGCCTGTCTTGGATATCTACCAAATTAACGTCCTTCCCCCAAATGGTAAGATAAGCTCTCCATATTAAATCACCAAACTGATTACGAGTTATATTTCTGTCCACTAGAGCATCATTCAAGTTTCTAATTATTGCGGCTTTAATTCTTTGATAATCTGCATTTCCATTATTATTAGAATAATTTTCGTCAAGGTCGAGTACAAATCTTTCAAATATTACTTTTTTACTCATTTGTATTGCCCCCTCGGTGCTGGTGCTCGTGCCGCTGCTGCTCTCATTGTTGGTGGTGTTATTGGTGTTGGTCTTGATACTGATCGTGACATTCTATATATAGACCTATAAAAAAATTTGATATTAAATCATATTATGATTTATAATAATATATTTTAATGGCTATGAAAAGATTACAATCTGAATACAAGCAATTATGTAAGGACCCTAGTCCCTATTATAGTATTAATATTCCTGATATGAAAAATTTCTTACACTGGGAAGTTGTATTATTTGGTGCAGACCCTGATAGTCCTTTTTCTGGTGGAATTTTTAAATGCAAATTAGTTTTTCCTACTGAATATCCTAATAAACCTCCTGAATTTAAATTTCATACTAATATCTTTCATCCAAATATTTATACTGATGGTAAACCATGTATTAGTATTTTACGAGAAGGTAAAGATGAATGGGAATATGAACATATTTCTGAACGTTGGAATCCATCTCATAGTGTAAATACTATTATTATGAGTGTTGCATCAATGATATCAAATCCAAATTTTGAATCTCCTGCAAATATAGAAGCATCTATAATGTGGCGTAATAATAAGGAAATGTATGATGAACTTGTTTATAAATTAGTAAGTATAACACAAAATTCGATTTAAGAAAATAAACAGAATTTATTTATAATAGATGATTATTAATGTATTATTATTAATTGATAATAAATTAACATCAAGTAAAATTAAACTTACTAAAACTAATAATATTATAGTAATTGATTATATTGAAACAACATGTTTACATCAAACAGGAATTATAAAAATTCCAATATATAATAATATAAATGGAATAAATTATGAACCAATATTTTTCCCATTTGAAATGACTATTGTTAATAATATGGTTATATCATATTATATCATATTATATTCCTATGGAATAGATATGAATCATAATAATGATATAGATTTCTTTTATAATATTAATCGTATTATAACTAAAGAATATAATCTATCATTAGCTCGTTTTAGTTATATGTTAGAAAATAATATAGTTAACGTGTTAAATAATATGTATGACAAAGCCTCATTTGATATATGTATGAAAGATACAAAACAATTTATAAAAAATGTATGGGATACTATTAATAGTATTAAATTATATATTATTTATATTTCTATTAGATTTCCTGAAACTAATAAAAAAAAGTTACATTCAAAATATAATATACCAAAAAGAATTATCGCTTTATATGAATCATTTTGTAATTATAAATATAATTTAAATAATATAGATGATGAAATAATGTTAAATTTTAATGAATATTATATGAAAGATAATAATCGACTATTAAATATTAATGAAATTAATTGTAATTATTCATATTATATAGATGTAAAAGATTTTTCAAATACAGATACTGCAATTAGTACTATTATGATAAAGAAGATACTTAAAGTTTTTATAAATAAAAAAATAGATAATATAATAGAGCTTCCAAATAAATCAGTTTTATTTAATAATTATAATTGGTATTATTTCTATCCACAAATTAAAATAAATAATGAATATGTATTATTTCAAACCTTTCTTAATATTAATATTACAAAACATATAATAGGAAAATTATTGAATATAAATAGTGATGTTGTTGAAATTTATTCTTCCAAGTTAATAGATTATTATTATATTGATAATAAATATAGTAACTTGTTTTTTTTGAATAATATGAATGATATTGAGATATTAAAAACAAAATCCTATAATAATGAGTATTTTAAATATATTGTTAAAAAATATACAGAAGAAAACAAAATTTTTGAAATTCTAGAAATATTATTTAGTCAATATAATTATCCATTAAAACCAAATAGATTAGAATTAGATAATATTTTTGATTATATTCTATATATTAGTATTATAAATCACAAATTAATATTAGATAAGAGTAAACATATGTATAATGATGTATTACATAATAATATTAATAATATGATACCAATAAAAGTTAAAAATCTATATATTAATATAATAAAGACAATAAGTCAAGTCATAAATGGAGAGTATGAATCAATAAAATACAATCAAAAGTTTTATAGTGATTATTTACATAAAAGTATATTAAAAATGATAATATCTGATTCATCTAATATATCAATTATATTATTTAAAAGTTTAACTACTAGTATGAATTATGAAAAATTTAAAATGTTTGCGATTATTAATTTTAGTCTATTAGATGTTGGGAATAGAATTAATTGGAATAATATTTCAAAGAAAATTAATTATTTGAATATATACTATAAAAATAATGATATTGTTTTCTATCAAGATAAATTAAATAAAAATATTTTTATTGATAATTTTGATAATAGAATTAAAAAAATTATTGAGAATCCATTTGATATGTTTAAATATCTTAGAAAAGAAAAAGATTTTATTAGATGGTCTAAATTTATATCACAACGTCTTATAAATATATATATTGTTCCCATTTCTTTATCATCTGAGGATTTTACATTAATAGGTACAATGTTATATTTGCTATATAATATTAAAGAACAAAATTTAAAAGAGCCTACATATTTAAAGTTTATTAAATTTTGTACTAATAATAATAAATTAATTTTAGATTCTAATCGAATAAATATTAAAATTAAAGAACAATTTATTAATCTTAAATGTATTATTAATTTGGGATTTCTAGCTAAACATTTAACATGGAATATTGATGAGATAACTTTTGATGATAAACCTAATGATATAGCTGAACTTCAGATTTTAAAACAAAAATTAGACCTTACTACAAAAAAATATTATAAATATAAAATTAAATATTTAAAAACCAAGAAACCAAATATAAATATAAATGTAAGTGAAACTTCTCTTAAAACTCCATCAATATTAGGTTCATAAAAAGCTTATAATATTTTCTATGTTGTAATGCATTAAATTACTAACTTTTGTAAAGTGTCATCTTACAATCTATACAATTAAATTCATAATTCTTAGAAGCATCTTTAGTCATCGTTGTATTAGGACTCTTGCAACTAGAACATAATACAAATGTATTTACATATTTAAGAGCTAAATCTATAATATCATTTCTCTTTTGTTTCTTTCCGTGAATAATTATTCCTTCTGATTTTGTAGCAGAATACCAATTAATTGATTTATTAGGTAATTCTTGTTTTAACCAAGTTACAAAATGATCTGAGTTTCTTTTAATTTTATCAAGATATTCTTCAATATTCTTCCAATGCAATCTTACTACACTGATATTAATATCAAATGTTGGTAGGACTAATAATTCACATTTTGATTCTTGTTCCAAGTACTGATACGATTCATCTAACATTTGTTCAAATGATAACATTAATAATAATAATAATCATATCTTTTAATATATAAATATCAATTTTTATAATTAAGAAATAAAACGAGTTAATTATACTAATATCGGCATATTTACATTTTGTTTGGAGTGATCAATTTTTATTTCTAGATTATGATAAGTATGAAATTATTATATAAATATATCATTATATTAATTGTAATATATTTGATGTGTTGTGTTAATATTCCCGAGCTATTTGACGTTGTGAGTAGTAGCGAATATAAATATTTTGAAGCACCTTTCAAATCAAAAAATGATAAAAGTAAACCAAGTTATATGTCCGACTTATCATATAATAAATCTGACAGTATGAATTGTTGTTTAGTTGAAAAGAAATTTTTACCTCCAGGAGAATTTAAATATAGTTTTAATAAATTAAAAAATGAAATGTGTGACCCTAAATATTATAGTATGGATTCAAATAGACAACTATTTATAGAAGGTGATAATAATTGGTCTAATAAAATGTGTAATGATAATATTTTGGGTTCATGTAGATGGGTAAATAAAGAGTGTATAGATTTTGTTGATAAAAAATTTTGTGATAAATATAAAATGACATGGTCTAATAGAACATGTCATAATCCATTAGATTTTGTTTGGATGGATAAAACAGGAGGCAATAGAGCTCTCATTAAACCAAAAGATAATGGAGGGTCAATAGATTTCTTCCCAGAATTAAGAAAGAAATAATATTATATATTAACTTCTTTTTTTAATGATTTCTCAAATTTTTTATATAATTTGAAAAATACATTTTTAATATTTTCTACAGTGTCATCTGAACTAATTTTTAATTTCAGTTTTATTATTAAATCTTTTAATTTAATATAATTATCCATATGATAGAAATTAATTGTATCTATAATTATATAAGATGAAAAATCTAGCATAATATTATATCTCACAGCTTCTGCTAAAATAGTTCTAAGATGAAAATCAACATTATGACTAACAATAACATCTACGGTCATAATATCATTCTTTAATTTCTTAATAATAACATCTGGATTCACTCCATTAACCAATGCATATTCTTGTGTAATCCCGTGAAATTGTTCTGTATCTTTTGGAATATACATAGCGCGTGGACATACGATTGTTCGAATTCGTTTTTCTTCAATAAAATCATTATTTTTTATATATCCAATAATATAATTTAATGATACCATTCTTGCATAATTAAATAGTTCTTTTTTTGTTACATCCTTATTTGTTTGATGTAAACCAGTAGTTTCAGTATAGATAAAACAGATTTTTTTATACATACATATTATTACTCTATTCTTTTAACTATTAATTTCAATTTTATTATAATATAATACAATTACTACACCTATTATTTTTCTCCTTTTTAATATAATCATATTTATTTATTAGTTTATCTATTTCGCTATGCATATTATTTATTTTCTCTTTAGTATCTTTAATTTCTTTAATTTTACAATTATTTTCAGAATCAATTTCATTTAGAAATAGTTTATTTAATGTACCAATTGCAACTTTCTTTTTACTATAAATATTAACTTTATTATTAGTATACATCTCATTAATAATATTACTAGTAATATTATTTATATTCTTAATATTTAATTTATTATTTTTATGTTTTATTATTTTATACATTTGATTAATTTCTTTTTCTTCTAAGGTTGAATGATTCATCTATAACAATATAGAAATAATAATGCAAATCATCTAAAAAATTTATACTACTAAAATAGTTGAAATTAAATCATTTATATAAATAAACTAGTATATAATATAATGAATAGTTATCAATTAGTTGATATAATGAAAGATGAAACAATATTTAAGCATATTGTAATTGGCAAAAAAATAAGTACAAATAATAGTATATCTAAATATTATTTATATTGTCAAAATGAAATGAATGAAGTTCCTAAAGAAATATATATTAGAATACCTCGTTTAAGGTTAATATATAATATTGCAAATCAAAAATATAGTACAATTAAAATTCCTATTTATCCTAATTGGGAAATAACAGATAAATTTGTTGATTTTATTAAAAATATAGAGGAAGAAATATTTAATACACTTAATAAAAAGAAGGAAATGTCAAGTCTTATATCTAAAAAAAATGGATTATTATTGCTAAAAACAAAATTACAAGATAATGTTAAAATTACATCAAATTTAAATAAAGAGGTTACATTAAATGATTTTAAAATAAATAGTTCTGTTGATATAGTTATACATATAAGTTATATTTGGATGAAAGAAAATAAAATGGGACTATCATCTCAAATATATCAAATTAAATATTTTGCACCTCCAGAACAACTAGATATTAATTTTATTGATGAACCAGTAATTTTAAAATCACACCCTTCAGAAGAAGTATATAATACTTTTTCAGTTAAAGGACCACCAATTCATATTATGCCTCTTCCTATAGAGTGCTTACCACCTCCTCCAAAGAAGATAGTCCCAGAACAAATTGGGATAAGAATGGTACCATCGATTAAAGATTTACAAGGTGCATTAAAAAAATTAAAACATGTTGAATAGCAAGTTCTAAGTTTCTATATAATATAAATGAACTAATTATTATAGACCGTGTGGTATATTAACTACCATGGGCATAATAGGCATTGCCATATTTAGTGGAACTGGAAACATATTAATACCCATTTTACTACGACCATTCTCATTGTAATATCTGATATTAGCTTGCATTCTATTCATTTGATCATGAATAATCATTTGGTTAATATTCATTGCTCTATTCATTTCAATGTATTGTTTGATTGCATCTTTAAATGAATCACTAAATACAGTACTTACAACAGGGAAAACTATTTTAAATTCCATATATATTATATTAGAAAATTTATAATATTTATATAATAAAACAGCTTTACCACAATTGATAGGAACATTATGAAAAATTTATTTTTTATAAGCTATTTAATAATTAATGAACACAGTTCTTAGCAATTTGTATAAATTACTCATAAATTTGTAATTTATAAAAATTGATTAGTAGATTGATAAAGAGATACTTTTATTAAGTATAAATAGTCATATGGGCATAAAGAATTTACTTAAATTTTTATCTGAATTCCCAGATATTTTAAAACCTACCCAAGCTGAGGATTATAAATTAAAGAAAATTGCAATTGATATTTCTATATTAATGTATCAAGTTGTAATTGCAATTAGAAACTCTGGTAGCGATCTAACAAATGATAAGGGTGAAATTACATCACATATTCTTGGATTATTTAATAAAACTTTATCTTTTCTCGATAAAGGTATCATTCCAATTTATGTATTTGATGGTAAACCACCTCAATTAAAACAGAAAATTTTAGATACTAGAAAAAATGTTAGGAAGAGAGCATTAGAAAAACTAGAAGAAGCACAAACCGAATCTGATAAAATTAAATATCTCAAACGATGTGTAATGATTACAAGAGACCAAATTGATCAATGTCGTGAATTATTAGATTTAATGGGAATTCCATATATTGATGCGATAGAAGAAGCAGATTCTGAGTTATCAAATTTATGTAAAAATAATTTGGTTTATGCTGTATTAACAGAAGATATGGATATTCTTACATTTGGATCACCCCGAATTATTCGAAACTTGACAACAAGTAAGAAAGAACCAATTGAGATAGATTTAAAATCTGTATTAATTAAATTAGATTTAACTTATGAACAATTTATTGAGATATGTATATTATTTGGGTGTGATTATTGTCCAAATATTTCAGATATAAAACCATCTATTATTTATAAAGTTTATATTAAAACAAAAAATCTAGATGCTACATTAGAAGAACTTTGTAAAATGAATTATAATGTACCAACTAAAGAAGAAATTATGATAGCAAAAGACTATTTTATTAAATCAGTTCACGGAAATAATATGAAGTCACTTTCAATGAATCGACCAAATACTACAAAATTATTAGAGATTTTAGTTGATAGATATGGATTGATTAAATATAAGATTATAAATAAATTGACTAAATTGAATGATTATTATAACAAGTATAAAGACTTGTAAAGAATTGTAATTTATGTTCTAAATTAGAATTTGCAAAGAATTGTAATTTATGTTTTAAATTAGAATTTGCAAAGAATTGTAATTTACTTTATATTATAATATATAACGATATACATTAAAAAAATTGTTATTTATATCTTTTAATACAAAATTACTATTAATAATGACTGATATTGACAATTTTATTAAGTTTTTGAACACTGATTTAAAGAAGACTAAGAAACGTAAGAATACTGAACTAATGGATGAAAAAGAAATCGTACAAGGTTTATACATATCTGCTCTTGATATGTTATCAGATTTATCTCAAAATGTACCTAAAAATATGAAGGGTGTAGAATTAAGTGAACTATTAATTAATTTGAAGAAGGAATATCAATTTCAAATCAAGAAACATAAAAATAATAAAGAATTTATTAAAGAAGAACCAGAAGTTGTTAGATTACTTACAATTGCAATGTCATCAGTTTGTATCAAGATATTAACAAAAATTAATAAATATATTCTTAAGAATAAGAATAAAACATTTCTTCAATGTATTAATGCTGTATCAAAGGAATTAGGATATAATATTAATGATAAGAAACATAAAATTAGTTTTGAATTTTCAAATTTAGAAGATGAAGATGATTATGGTGATGATAGTGATGATAGTGATGATAGTGATGATAGTGATGATAGTGATGATAGTGATGATAGTGATGAGGAAGAAGATGAAAATATTCAGGTACCAAATTTAAGTCGAAAAGATGAGAAAGAATTTTTTGACCTTATATATAAAAATGATAATGATAATATTGATGACGTTTTATTAAAATATTATTCAAAACTACCAGTTCGAGAGCGTGTAAATGTAATAAATAATATCAAAGATATTAAAAACTATCAAACCAATGTTAAACCAATGTTATTTCAAATTATGGAATTACCCCTACCATTAAATCAAAAAAATCATGTATTAAAAGCATATAATACTCTTACAAATGGTCGTCATAATGATAATAAACTGAGAAATTGGTTTGAATCATTAATGACAATTCCATTTGGTAAGTATAAGGGAATTAATTTGGATTTAATTGAAACAACAAAAGTTAAGAATTTTATTAATAATCTTCAATCTACAATGGATAGTGCGGTGTATGGACACGATGAAGCAAAACGTCATATTATTCAATTAATGGGTCAACAAATTCGTAATCCTAAATCGAAAGGTACAATTCTTGGTATTCATGGAGTACCTGGAAATGGTAAAAGTTCAATTATCAAAGAGGGGATTGCAAAGGCTATGGATAAACCATTTATTTTTATTTCTCTTGGTGGAGCTACTGATGCATCATTCTTGGAAGGTCATAGTTATACATATGAAGGGTCAATCTATGGTCGTATTGTAAATGGACTTATTAGTAGTAAGTGTATGGACCCAATTATTTATTTTGATGAGCTTGATAAGATTTCCAAGACACCCAAGGGTGAAGAAATCACAAATATTCTAGTTCATCTTACTGATCCAGTACAAAATTCTCATTTTAGAGATAAATATTTTCACGGTATTGACATTGATTTGTCACGAGCAACAATTATTTTTAGTTTCAATGACCCAGATAATGTGAATCCAATTTTGATGGACCGTATTACAATGGTTGAAACTAAATATTTACTATTACCTCAGAAAGTTCATATTGCTAATAATTATCTTTTGAAAGAGATTATGAAGGATATGGGATTAAAAGAAAAGGATGTAGTATTTAGTGAAAATGTATTAAAAAAGATTATTTTCGGATATACACGAGAAGGTGGTGTACGAAAGCTTAAATCACTATTGTACAATATTGTTCGCGAATTGAATATTGCTAATTTATTAAAAACTCATATTGGTAATAACCAAAATATAAATGTAAAATTCCCATTTGTTGTAAAGGAAGAACATCTTAAATCATTATTAAAAGATAAATATGAGATTGAAACAGAGAAAATTCACACTGAAGACAAAGTAGGTGTAATGAATGGCTTGTGGGCTAATTCATATGGTAATGGAGGTATTCTAGAGATTCAAAGTCTATGGATTCCAACAACTGTACCATTTGAAGTACGAGCTACTGGTAATTTGCAACAAGTTATTAAGGAGAGTACACAGGTTGCATCTACATTAGCTTTTAATGTATTAACCCGACAAGAACAAAATAAATATTTATCTGAATGGAAGGACCGACCACAAGGTATCCATTTACATTTTCCAGACGGAGCTACACCAAAAGATGGCCCATCTGCAGGTGGTGCACTAGCTGTTACTATTTATTCTCTTCTTGCAAATAAAAAGATTCGTCATGATGTTGCAATGACTGGTGAGATTAATTTTCAAGGTAAGATTACAGCTATTGGTGGTCTTGAGAATAAATTAGAAGGTGCTAAGCGAGCGGGTGTAACACTTGCATTATATCCAAAAGAAAATCAAAAAGATATGGATAAAATTTATGAACGTAATCCATCACTAGTTGATAGTACATTTAAGGTAATGGCAATTGAAACATTAGATCAGGCTATTAAACAAACAATTGTATGATAAATTGTATGATAACAAATACTTATTTTATAAATTAATATTATAAAAATTCTTATTATATAGTATATGAATAATAAAAATTTTAATAGTTTATATGGTGGTAATTTTAATAACTTGAAAGATATGTTGGTAGAAGATGTATCTGATACATCAGATTATAATGTATCGTTATTAAATCAATTTCAGGAAAATCAAACTAATAAAACAGGCAGTGGTATTGCAAATCTCTCAAATCTCGCAAAATTTGTTACTAAGGGTGAAAATTTAATAAAACAAGCAAGTACTGTTATTGATACGAGTGAAAAGTTTGCAAATCAAGCAAGTAATATTATTGATAAGAGTAAAACGCTTGCAAATCGAGCAATTAATAATGATAATAAATTAAATAACTGCATTACAATTGCACAATCAATGAATGCTAATGAATTAAAAGAAATGATAGAACAATTACAAAAAATATTAGTTAAAAAATTAAAGAAATAAATTGTTTACTTTATAATTTTATAATGCTTTAACAACCATATTATAATACTTTTTTGGAATATTTTCAAAATTAATCATCTTATTATTATGATCATATTGTTTCTTTGCATCCATATTATTATCAAGATATTCTTTAAGTTTATCTTTATTCTCAATAAGTTCTTGTTTCTTTATTCGTATTCCTTTTGGGAAAATACTAGCAATACAATCTGATTTATCACCCATTACTAATTTTTTAGTTAGGGCTAATTTTGCTTCTTGTTCTGTTAATATGATAGGTTGTTTAGATTTAAAATTAATAAACTTTATAGAATCTCTTCCTAATTGAAGGAAATCCTCATCTCCTGATACAACATAAATAGGTCTATCCATATTAGTTTCTCTCATATGCATACAAATAATAGCAATAATATCATCGGCTTCCATCATATCAATACGAATTTTATTCATATTAATATTCTCTTTGACTAGATTAGGAATAATAGTATTAAATGTATAGGTAAAAGTTGGTTTGAAATTATATTTTAATGATAAATCTGCTCGTTCACCTTTATAATTACAATCAATTTCACTTCGCCATAATGTTTCTTTAGGAGAATCTAAACAGAAAATAATTTCTGCATTATTAAAAACTTTCTTTTTAATTGCTTTTACTAGTGCATCCATATACATCTTTTCATATTTTTCAATAAAAATCTTATTATCTTTCCAATCATATTCATTTTTATATTTCTCCATAATTTCTTTATATTCTTCTTTATATGCAAAAGAGAACCAACGTATGGTTGCAAAGAATCGATAAAATGTTATAAATGATGAATCGATTAAAATGAGTGGTTTTATATTTATTTCAGATTTTTTCTTAATTGACATTATTATTATATAAAAATAACCTTTATCTTTATATAATTCAATATTTTACATCTTCAAGGATGTAAAATGCTACTATTTAACAACATCTAAAAATTAATCGCTTGAAACTATGTTTTTATTATAATTAAGTCATTAATTACTACGTAACAATTCCTTAATAAAAAAATTGATAATAACTTTATTTTACTGTAAAATTAATATTATTAATGACACATCAATTAACTGATAATATGATTGCTAATTATTTTGTTCAAATTAAGAATATGGAAGATATAATTAAAGAGTATAAATCTTATATTTCAACAGTTCAAGCTAAAATTGATACTATTAAAACAATTATGAAAAATAATTGTAAACATATTCCTATGATTGACCATAATGCGATGAATGAACATACTGAATATTATTGTTCTAGATGTTTAAGTAGTCTGTAATTTAATAAATCAATTAGTATCGTTGTATAAATTTTAATCTATTTTCTTTATTTGCAGTATAATTATAATATTTAATGGATATTATTCTCAATTTTTGGTTTCATGATGATACCTATCAAAAATGGTGATTCAAAAGTAATAATAAATTAAATAGGAATATTTACGATAATTATTATGATATGATGTACAAAAAATATAATTAATAGTAGTGGAAATCATCTAATATATATATCCGTACCCCGATTAAATTCAATCAAACAACAAACTTAAAATCATTAAAATATAGTGTAAAAAGTTCTATTAAAGAAATTAAAGAAACACATTATAAAAATTATTTTACTTATAATAAAGAATCTTATATAAAAAATAGTAAAAAATCTAGCAAACATAGAATATTAAAAATTTATAAAGATTAAAAACCGGTATTTAAAATGCGCACCGCTCTAAATCTGCTACTATTAGAAATTTAAGTAATAAATAAATTATTTTATATCACTATAATATGATGCCAATATTTATACCTCTCAATGGTGGAAAAATTAAAAAATCTAGCAAAAAGGCTACAAAAAAACTATTACTTGAAAAAAACAAGAAACCTACAAAAAAAGCAATCAATAAAACAAAAAAATCTAAGAAATAAAAATTATTATTTCCTACAATATTTAATTAAAGCCTTTGGTACAAAAATATTGATAAACATAATTAATAATATAATATTACATTTATTAATGGATTTCAAAGAACGAGCTCTAATTATAAATAAAGAAAAGATTAAGATTGAAGAGTATATTAAATCATGTTATGATATGTATAAGAGTAATATTAAAATGGTTGCAGAAAATTATGAAAACCATCAAACTTTTGTAACCTTTGCTACTAGAATGAATGTATGTGAAATATATAAATGGGAGAAACTAAAATCTAAATATAATTCTCTAAAACAAAAAATAAATATGGAAAAAAAATTACAAAAAATGGTTTATAAAATGTATAGTAATATTAGTAGTTACTATTCTGAAGAAGAAATACATTTATATAATACTATAAATAAAGATATGAATGAAGCTCGAATATTAATGTTAATTAATTTTTCTTCATTACAACAACTCCATTTTAATATAATGTTACAATTCAAAAAAATGTTAGCATCCGATAATATCGTAAAAATTTATAAATATAATGAAATGTTATATCCTCTTTTAATTAAACTGAATGAGAATTATATGAATCATATACTTTTAGATAAAAAATATTATATGGTACGCAAAAACAAGGCAAAGATTATTTCAGAAATAAATATACTATCCTAATAATTTTTTTATACATAACTAAATTTTATTAGTTTATAATTAGCAACTACGTTCCTAATTATAAAAAATTGTTGGATTTCTTTTTCAAAAATATATTTTTGAAAAATGAAACCAAATGATTTTTATTGGGGGGAATGCAACGCATTCTTCCCAATAAAAATTGACATAAAGATTATTTAAGATAATTTAGTATAATTATTATGTGCGGTATTTGGGCATTTATTGAAATTGTTAAATCAGTACAACCTTTAGATTATACAAAGTTATTTAGTGATTTTATGAGTATGAAAGCACGAGGTCCTGATATGTCTAGTTTTACAACAATGAAAAATATTTCTGTTGGTTTTCATCGTCTAGCTATTATGGACCCAACTTTTCATGCAAATCAACCTTATATTATAGAAGATGGTGAACGAACAATTGTTTTTGTTTGCAATGGCGAGATTTATGATTTTAAAGACCTTATTAAACAACACGACCTTCCTATTTATAACAATTCAGATTGTATGACAATCCCTCAACTTTATCTAAAGTATGTAAAACAAAATAAAAGTGGTCGAAACAATATTGATAATTTTGCAGAACTATTTAGAGGTCATATCAAAGGGGAATTTGCATTCATACTATTTGAATTTGACCGTTTGCAAAATCTAAAAGAGGTTGTTGCAGGTAGAGATACTTTTGGTGTGAGACCATTATATCTTGGTATGAATGAAAAATCAGTTATGCTTAGTTCAGAAATTAAAGGGATGTCATCATTTGAAACTGATATAATTGAATTTCCTCCAGGTACTCTTCGTCAATTTGTATTTGATAGTTTCCTTGGAACTTGTACACATTTTATTAGAACTTTTAAAGAAATATATGAGATTATTCCTCAAAAATATGATAATGAACCTGAAGAAAAACAAAGTTTTTCTCCAGCTACTTTATCAGAGAAAACAAAGTTTTCTTCTGATAATGACCCACATAATAATCATATTGTAGAAGCAATGTATTTGAAAGAAGTTCGTAATTCAATCATAGCATCAGTTAAGAGACGATTAGTTGCAGATAAACCAATTGCATTCTTACTTTCAGGTGGATTAGATAGTTCATTGGTAGCAGCAGTTGCAGCTAAATTGCTTGGTCAACCAATTAATACATATTGTTGTGGTTTGATTGGTACTGATTCAACTGATATTCGTTATGCTCGATCTGTAGCTAAACATATCAAGTCTAATCATACTGAAGTAATGTTTTCAATTGAAGAGGCACTTAGTATGATTGAAACAGTAGTACAAACTATTGAATCATATTGTGTTACATCAGTTCGTGCATCAATCCCTCAATATCTTGTATCAAAATACGTTGGTGAGAAAACCGATGCCCGTGTAATTATGACTGGTGAAGGTGCAGATGAGGTAGCGGCTGGATATCTCTATAATTATTATGCACCAAACGGTGAGGCATTGCATAATAGTACAATGGAATATGTAGAACGCATTCATATGTATGATGGACGTCGTGTAGATCGTTGTGTGGCTGCTGCATCATGTGAAGCTCGTATTGCTCTATTAGATCCTGAATTTATTTCAGTTTATTGGCGTATTCCATCAGAATGGAGAATGCCTACATATAAGAATTGTGAAAAATGGTGGATTCGCAAGGCATTTGATAGTACCAATATTCTGAATCAAGAAGTATTATGGCGTCGTAAAGAAGCATTTAGTGATGGTATTAGTGGTACTACTAAATCTTGGTTTCAAATTCTACAAGAACATATTGAAACATTGGTATCTGATGAAGAATTTAAAGTTAATAATTGGAATTGTAAAACAAAAGAAGAATATTATTACAAGAAAATTTTTGTCAAGCATTTTGGTGAAAAACGTTTAAATGTTCTTCCAGGTCATTGGATGCCTAAATGGGATTCATCTGGTAATGAAATCAAAGAATTTGTTGACCCATCTGCTCGTACATTAAATATTTATAAAATAAATAAACAATAAACATTAGAATAGATAAATTAATATAATTAGCTTTTATATGATGTAATAACATTAAGAAAACTTTATATATTAGATTGTATTTCAATATTTGAATTACTATTTTGAGATTGTGGGCATTTGGATTCTAATTGGGGTTCTATTAAAGTCTTCAACTCTTGTTAGGATTTGATTTGTATTTTCTTCTATTGAGATATCATCATATTCTAAACATAAATTAATAAAAATTGGTATATTAAATGATACTAAATGATGAATTGAATGAAAATAATTATAATTATATGTAATAGCAATAGAAAAACAAACAATATCTATTATACATAATATAATTGTTATAAATAGATATCTATTATATATTTTTATTCCATTAAAATGTTGATAATGAATACCTGTTATAAATAATATTAAAAATATTTCAAGTGGTAGTAATATAATAGAACCAATATTTATAAAAATTAGTGACATTAATAAGGTATTCATTATTAACAATTCCATTTTTAATTTATTGTGATTAGATAAGAATAAATACATTGAAAATAAATAAATAGAAAGATAAGAATATAAACCATCTAAAAAATTAAATAATCCCATATCATAAATAGGATAAATCTCAGTTCCTTTCATATGATGAATAAAAGAAAATAAGGAATTTAATAATATTTGTACAGAATAATAATATTTTTTTTTAAATTGATAATATATAATACAAGGTAGTGATGATATATTACTGAATACTACGAAATAATCACTCATTTTATTATTAATATTATATTTGTCTTTAAGTCTTTCCAATAATATCTTATCTAATATGGATGAATCAATCAAATGAGTATTATAATTTATCTTTAATTTTTGATATACTAATGATAACTAAATAAATGCATATATTCTCATGATAAAAAATTTTAAATAAAATAATATAAAATAATAAAATATTTTCTAATAATATATATATTTATGACTTTACAAGATAAATTCAATGAATTTGTTAAAGTTATGTTTAATCTTCAACTAATAAATAAATTATATCACTGGAATACAACCTCATTTGCTCGTCATAAGGCAACTGATCAATTTGCTGATAGTATTGACCCTCTAATAGATAGATTTGTAGAAGTATTCTCAGGTCGTTATAATATTAAACCCAATATTTCTGATATAATGTTAAATCAAAAATTTGTAACTGATGATGGATTTATTGACTTTCTTAGAGCAATTAAGGGATATCTTGAAAGAGATGTTCCTAAATTTGCAAATGATAGTGAACTATTAAATATTCGTGATGAATTATTGGCTGAAATAAATAAAATGAGTTATCTTCTTAGATTAAACTAAATCTAATTATAAATTGCGGCTTTGCTGTATTTTAGTAAGACTTATCTTTTTATCTAAATATTTATAACTATAAAAAATTATTTATTCCAAATAAAGTACGGCTATGCTGATATTATTCTATTTGTCTTATTATATAGTAATTCCTTTTCAAATAAAAACGGTTTTATCGCAATTAATTTAATTTAATAAAAAACAAAGTGGGCTATGCCGATATTATCTCAAAAAAATTGAAATTTTATTATAATTTAGTATTATATTATAATATAATGTCACGTTTTTTGATTAGTTCTGGTGGTCCTTCAAAGACTCTTGGTCAAATGATTGAATTTGATAATTTTATTGATGCAATTAATAGTTTCAAAACTACTAAAAATGAAAGTGCTCTAATTAATTTTACCCCTTATTTACTAAATAGTTCTATAGTATTTCTCTATACATGGATTTATAATCAAAAGATTGCTTGGATTGAAAATCCAAGTAATGAATTTACAATTTCTCCACCTTGGGATGCAGATGAAGGAATAATATCACTCGCAGAACTGAAAGAGACTTGTAAGTTTAAAGAGGCTATAACTTCATATAATGAAGTTATGCTTGCAGGTATCTATGATTTTAACAAATTTAAGAAAAATTTGAGTAAGCAAGATTGGGAAGTTCTACAAAATGATATTCTTAACGGTAGGCTATAATATTAAAATCATTAGAAACTCTACAGATTTATTGATACTTGTCATAATAAAATAAATTAATAATATTTTTTAGTACATAATATAATGAATCTTTTTCCCAAGAATTTGAGACACATCTATTTATATAATTATTTTAGGATTTTGGGAATTAGAATAATTTTTGATCTGTTTTTAGAGAAAAAATAATATTATAAAGAAATATAGTACTTTTCTTAAGAAACTAAATTATAAATTAAATATATTATCTTTTATTTTAGTTTGTATAATAAACGGCTTTGCCGCAATTGATGGATTGCTCGCAATTTTGCAATATATTTAATTTAATAAAAAACAAAGTTGGCTATGCTGATATTATCTCAAAAAATTGTTGGATCTTATTATGAGGATTTGGCTTTGCCAATTCTTCATAAAAATTGATATTTAATTATAATATTAATAATATTATAATTAATAATGACACAATCTAATGATTTTTTGTATGGTTTATGTGGTGGATTTATAGGAACTATAATTTCTCATCCATTTGACACTATAAAAACACGTATTCAATCTAATAAAGCGCCTAATATTATGAGTGCTTTAATGATGAAAAAATTATATTCTGGTTTAACTCCACCTCTTTTAGGAATTATGTTAGAGAAAAGTATTGTTTTTGGTTTTTATAATAAAGCAAAAGAACAAGGATTAAATAATTTTTGGAGTGGTATTATTGGTGGTTTTATGTGTACTTTAATTGTTACACCTGTAGATCGTCTTAAAATTTATTTTCAAAATAATTCTACATATACTCTAAAAGAAAATTTAAAAACAAAACAATTTATTTTTGGTTATGGATATTTATTACAAAATACTATAAATAAAAATATATTTAATATAAAAGAATTATATCGTGGATTTATTCCTACTATATGTCGCGAAACTCCAGGATTTGGAATATATTTTACAACTTATAATTATCTTACTACTAATTATAATAATACTAATACTTCATATAAAACTTTTATTTTTGGAGCTCTTAGTGGATTAGCTGCATGGACTTTTATATATCCAAGTGATTTAGTAAAAACTAAAATCCAAAGTTCTACAGAAAAAATTAGTCTCCAAAAAATTATTAAAAAAATTTTCTCAGAAAATAATTCTAAAAATAATATTTTTGGACTAAAAAATTTTTATAAAGGTTTTAATTTGGCTATTATGAGAGCTTTACCCCTTCATGGTGGTGTATTTCTTGGTTATGAAATGTCTAAAAAATATTTAGAAAATTAATTTATAATAAATTTTTTAGATACTATATACATTTTATATTATTAGTAGCTTAGTAGAAATATATCACATTATGGGAGTCTTTTTTATCTCATTTTTCTCTTTGGTTGGTGTAATACTCTGAAAGATATTAGCAAGTTATTAAACCGATTTACTTATCTTAAAGACAAAACTATATTTTATAATATTAATGGATATTATAAAAGATAAGAAAGACCAAATATTACAAACTATAAATGAATATATGAAAAAAATATTTGAATTAGAAAACGAGTTACTAAATTTAGAGAAGGAATTAGCTAGTTTTTCTGAAGAAATGATTCTAGATAATTTAAAATTAAGTCCTATGCAACAAGAGATTGTAGATGCAACAGAAGATAATATTTTAGTAGTAGCTTGTCCTGGTTCAGGGAAAACTCATACATTAATTTCTCGTTATATTAAATTAGTAGTTACAAATGTTATTAAACCAGAAGAAACACTATTAATTACTTTTACTAAAAAAGCCGGTTTAGAAATGTTACATCGTCTTACTAATATCCTACCAACAAAATTACCAAAACACGTAGGTAGTTTACATGGTTTGAGTTATAAGGTATTACAAGAGGCTTTTGATATATCATATAGTGTATTGGATGAGAAAGATACGAAAGATTTTATTAAAGATATTATCAATAGCAAGCTAATAGGTTCGCAACAATTTAATTTAGATGAGAGTGAAATGGAAATGTTACGTTCCAAAATTCATATGATTATTGATGCTGCTTCAACCTCATATCCATTTGATATTAAACCAACTTTAAAGAAATATAATATGGAACGATATACTAAAGAATGTAATATGATAGTAAGATTATATCAAATGAAGAAAAAGAAAGAAAATTTAGTAGATTTTAATGACCTTATGGTATTATTTTGTAAATATCTTGATGATAAGAAGAGTGAAGAATACAGAAATAGTATTAAATATGTTTTCTTTGATGAATATCAGGATGTTAATATGATTCAGAATTATATTTTAAAGAAATTAGCAGTAAATAGTAAAATTATGGTAGTTGGTGATGATGCACAAGCAATTTATGCATTTCGTGGTAGTTCAGTAAAATATATTTTAAATTTTGATAAAGAGTTTAATACTATGAATAAATTGAGTAAGATGTATTTATTAGAAGAGAATTATCGTTCTACACCATCTATTGTTAATTTTTGTCAAGATATTATTTCTCATAATATGAAACAATTCAATAAGAAGGTTCAGTCTAAACAGGATAAAATTGGATTGAAACCAAATATTGTTGGATTTAAAACATCAAAGGAACAGTATAAATGGATTGTAGAAGATATTATGAAAAAAAATGCAGAAGGAATTAAATTTTCAGAAATGGTAATTTTATCAAGAAAGAATAATCTATTAGGAGATATTGAATTACATTTAATTGGGCAAAAAATCCCCGTATCAAAACATTTGGGATTATCCCTATTAGATAAATCACATATTAAAGATTTTCTAGCTTTTGCAATTATTTTGAATAATAATAAAAGTTCTATTCATTGGAAACGTATTATTAGTATGCATCCAGGTTATAATATTAAAAAAGCTAATAATATAATAGAAGGTAATGATAATATATTAAACTGTTTAAAAAATTATATTTCAAATAATGAAACAATATTGAAAAATTTATATGAAACAGTTATAAATATTAAGAAGATGAAACGTGATATTGAAAAGGCTAAACATATAATAAAATACTTGGAGAATTTATGGTTAATACGAAGAGAATCTGTAGAAAATTTTATATATGATATTCATAATTTATTAAATTATATGAAAGATTCTACATTAGATAATTTTATCAATGATATGTATTTGAATCAGGAAGTAGAAACAAATTTAGATAATGTATTATATCTTACTACTGTACACGGTGCAAAAGGGTTAGAATGGTCATATGTATATATTATTGATGTTGATAGTAAGAATTTTCCATCAATTAGACCAAAATATTATATTGATGAAATTGATGAGAATGATGAAGAGAGACGTTTATTTTATGTTGCAGCCTCTCGTGCAAAAAAATATTTATATATTACTTATTCTGAAGATTCTGGTCCTGATTATATGACATCTGCTAGTCCATTACTAAAAGAAATTAACAATGAACTATATTCTAATTATGGAAATATAGTAAAAGCAGATTTTAAACCGTCGTTAGTAATTTCTCAGGATGTTATAAATTATTTACGTTTGGTTGGTTATAATAAGATATCAGAAATGTTATCTAGTATTAATAATACGAAAAGTTATATTAATAAGTCGATGGATATTCCACGATTTATTGAGAAATTACCAAATCGTATTATTATAGGAAATTTTATTGATTATCTGATAGCAAAGATGTTACATGTTAATTTTCAGAATAAGGTAATAAAGTTTGATTTAAATTTAGTTCATAAAGAAATGTTTCCTCAAAAAATATATTTGGAATATATTGATATGATGACAGATTGGAGAAATTTATTAGAACATATCTTTTTTATTAGTACTTATAAGATAAAGAATATGAGTGAGAATGATATGAATACCTATAAACAATTTTTAGTTTCACAAGAAAGTTATAATTTTTATTTAGAATTAGAAAAAGGTTTATGTAAATTAATAAATCAAATAAAACCAAAAGAAATTCATTGTCATTATATTGCATCATATGGTAGTGTGAAAGGTGAGATAGATATTTTATGTGATAATACTATTATCGAACTAAAAACTTCTATTATGGGCTATGGAGAGATTGCAACAGTTCCTAATATTAGTCAAACCATATTATATGGTTATTTATTAAAAAAGAAAAATATTGATGTTAATAATATTATTTTATATAATCCTGTATCAGGAGAAGTAAATCATATGGATGTTAATCATATTAATATGATTAAATTTAAGAAAGCTATTTATAGTATAGAATGATAAAATTGTTCCGTAACAATTCTCTTATTAAAGTCGTACTACAAAGAATGTAATTACTTCTTAAATGATAAAATTGAAAGATATTTTAATTATACATATTATTTATAAAATATTAATGAATGGTATGACATATGAAAAAAATTTTATAAGTGAAATAGAAGAAACTAATATTATCAATTTCTTAAATACGATAGAATGGAATATGAATTTACAAAGGAGAACGCAACATTATGGATATAAATATGATTATAATGTTAAAAATAAATTAGATATTACAACATCGATACCCAATGAATTACAATTTTTAGTAGAACGACTACATAATAAATATCAAATAGTATTTAATCAACTTATTGTAAATGAATATAAGCCTGGTCAAGGTATTTCACCTCATATTGATAATATGATATTATTTGATGATACTATTATTTCTATTAGTATGGGCTCAAATTGTATTATGAAATTTACAAAAGGAGATGAAACTTATGATATTTTATTAGAAAGACGTTCTCTAGTATGTTTACAAGGAGAATCTAGAAAGAAATGGAAACATTCTATCCCATCTCGAAAGAGAGATAATGATATAGAAAGAGGAACTCGTGTTAGTTTAACCTTTCGTAAAACAAGAGAATAATAATCCAAAATGTACAAAATATTATATTTTTGATAGTTATTATTGTTCAATGGAATGTCAAAATATAGTATATTGTTTATTTATTGGGAAAAATTACAATATATATATAAATAATTAATTATGATATAATATAATGGAAATTTATCATAATGAATCAACTAGAAAACCAGGTGGTATAATTATTTCTGATATTATAGATGGTAAACGTATAGTATTATTAGGAAAATCAAATGTTCCTAATAGAAAAGATACATATGAAAGTTTTGGTGGTAAAATGGAAGAATATGACTTATCATCATTACACACAGCATTAAGAGAATTAGTTGAAGAATTTTTTAATACTAAAGTAACTACTAATTTTGTAAATGAATTATATCAAGAATGTAAAAAGGATAAATACATTTTGAAGAAATATGAATATTATGGTATCTCTTATCTAATTAATATGGATGGATTAAATAAAATATTTCAAAAAGTATGTACTATAAATAATAGTCTTTATGATTATAATAATATAATACCCTCTTTTAATTATCTTAAATATATAAAAGAAAGAATAATAGATGACATACCATTAGATGGGTTGAATGAAATTGAATCTATTCATATTGTAGATTTAGATGATATTAAAAATAATAAAGTAAATATAAGATGGTATACGAACAAAGTAATAAATAAAATGTTCAAATGATTCATATAGTTGATTAGATAAAAAATAGGCTTTGCCGCTATTGATGGATTTCTTGTAATTTTGCAATATGTTTATTACCTCAAAAAATTGATTTAATATATTATTTATTAATAATATTATATTATATGATGAAAAAGTTATTTGAAATGGTTGAAAATAATAATTATAATGATTTAAAACAAACAATTGTTTTAAATCCAACTATTAATTTGACATTAATAAAGTCACATTGTTCACTTTTATATACATCAGTTAGATATCGAGCAAAAGAATGTTTTGATATATTAGTTGAAATTCCTTCAGTGATTTCTTTTGAGAATACAATTTCTAATTCAGCCCTATCTATTGCTATAGAATATTATATTAATGGGATGAATCAAAGTAATAAATATTATATTGATAGATTACTAGAAAATAAAATACACATACATGATATATTACATCGTAGTATTAAAGATAAAGATTTATTTTTATATTTATATGATAAAGTAGATAAAACAAAATTAAAAGTTCTCCTATTAATTCAGAAAAGTTTATTAGAAAATTGTATATATGTTTTTGAATGTCTTATGGATACTGTTAATGTTTTAGATATGGGAATAAATCGTAAATATGAAATTTTAATTGAAATAATTGCGAAAGATAATATAGAAGCTCTTACTATTTTTATGAAAAATAATATTAATATAAAAGAATATACATTTCTATTATATAGTGCAATTATGTATGATTCTATTAATATATTTAATTATTTTTACAATATATATAATAAAATGTCAAAAGAAGAATTAAATAATATTCCCAATGTAAATAATATTAAATCTATTTTTTCTAATAATCGTTATAAATCAGTAAATAAAATGAAAATGATATCTATGATATTAAAATTAGATATTAATTTTACAAATATATCTCAATCTATTGCAGATTTATATACACAATCATTAAATATATATTCGCCATATAATAAGAATCTTCTAGAACTATCAGGATATAATATTATTGAACTTTTATTTGAAAATAAATTAGTACTTACTAATCCTACATCATATATTAATATCCCTAACTTCAATAAAGTACTAACACGTACATTTACAAATGAAATTATTAAAAATAATTTTCATAAGATGATTGCAAACTTTTTTGATATTTGTTTGAAATATAAATTTAAACCAATAGATGAGATACAAATTTTATTAGAAAAATATAAAATTCCAATTAACTAATTATTTTTAGAGATATTTATCTTATGTGATTATAAATAATCTATGTATAAGATGAAAATAGTATATAAAAAATTATTTTATAGTATCTAATAGCGTATGAGTAATATAATAAATGGTTATCAAATAAAAAACTTTTATAAACCAAAGGAAAAAATAGATATGATATTAGAACCATTACAAGCAATGATTCAACTTTCATTATTAAGTCGTACTCCTATTGGTACAAAATTAGCAATACAAGAAAATATACTATATTTACAAACACCTACTTTTATTCAACCTATTTCCAGATGGTATAATGCGGATAAGAAAGATGATTTATATTTTCTATTTCAAGTAATAAAAAGATTTATTAAATGGTACAATCCATCAGTATCATCAAAATCACCTTTATCTAAAGAATTATATGAACTTATTATAAAAATGAGTATTGATGGATTAAATAATTTATTAAAAACATATAGTTCTTCTGATTGTAATGCTGTAACCCAAGTAATAACATTGTATAAACACATGTTAGAAACAAACGAAAGTATAGATGATAAAAATATGTCAGATACTATTAATATGGATGAAGTATTCGAGAATGTTATTAAATTATATGAAAAAAATATTATTATTGTAATGTATAGTACATTACAATTAATTAATGATGAAGAAAATAATATGGATAATAGTAATTATATTGATGGGATTAACAATATATTAATCAAAACTAATAAATTAATTAAAGAATGGGTAAAGTCAAATCTAATATTATAAATATCATATTATAATATTATTAATTTTTAAACTTTTATAAAGAGAATTTATTATATAAGATCCATCATTATGGATGCCATTTAATAAACTAGTAATAATATTATTATGAATATTTTTTATTTCACATATATATTTTGGAAATATAGATGGATTTGATTCCCAAATAGTACCAATTTGTACAGCGTTTATCATATTATTAATATTATATTTTTTAATTGTTGGTTCTAATTTTATTGCAAAATTATAAGCATCTTCTTCAGTCTTAAATAAAAATACTTTTGATATATTGGAATTAAATATATTTATTGTTTTTAATTCTAATAAATACGCATTATTATCTGATAACATTATTATAGCATACATATTTCTTTTATCATATAAATAGAATCTTCAGTTGGAAGAAAATATTTGTTTTTTATGAATGCAATATGAGTATATCCCATCGATTTATATAATTGATATGCATTAATATTTGAACGTCTAGTATTTAGACAAACCATTTTATTTATATTATCCTTAAAATGTTTCTCAATTAATTTTTTTGCTAATCCCTTTCCTCTATATTTTGGGTCAATACATATCATCACAATTCCTTCTAGTTCTTTTAAATGTAACTTATTATTATAAAATTCTTGTCCATCTTTATTTACTGGTTCAAAAATATCTTTCATATAACCTTTCATATCTGAATCACCTGCAAATTGTGATGACACATCATCTGTAAAATCTTGATTACAAGCAGTAATTTTACCTTGTAATACGACTCCAATTAATTCCATAGTATCAGTTAATTCTAAACTATACCATTGTGTAAATAATTTTTAATTGCTGATTTATACCAACAATCATTTTGTGAGAAACATTTTGTATGTAAAATGAAGATACCATCTAAATCATCATTTGTAGTTCTTCTAAATTTTACTTTCATATATAGACTTAAATATCTAATTTTTATATAATTTAATATAATGGAAAAATTAATAAAAACTATTAAAAATAAAACAGGAAGAGTCCCTCGAATAATAATTATGGCAAGGAATCGCAAATTGAAAGAATTAGAGAATCTAGAAATAATTAAAAAAGAAATGATAGATAATAATCTTGATATAGAGCTGATTAATAAATATATGGATGAAGAGTATGAAAAAATAGATTCAGTATACAAAAAAAAAGTTAATGATTACTTATTAAAATATAAAAATAATGAAATTATATTAACAAATAGTGAAATGAAAGATAAAAGAGAGGCATCTATTGATTTTCTTTTAAAGAATAAAAATTTCTTAGAAGAAAATGGTGTTAAACCAGAACAAATTAAGAAATTTGTTGATAGAGAATATAGTATTATTAATATAAAATACCCTGTAAATGAATAATTACAAGTACTTGTAATTATGAATGCTCCCTGTAAATGAGACTATTGAATAACTCCCTTATCTATAACTATACGTTTATTAAATAAGTTTTTAACTTTTTCATTATGTGTTACATATAATATAATCTTGTCATTAAATATTTCTAATAAGTTTTTTGCTATTTCCAAAGCAAGAGTATCATTCAAATTCTCATCAATCTCATCAAATAATAGAATAGAATAATTACCTGTCTTGATAGAATAAATTAATCTGGCAATAATTAATCGAATACGTTCACCACCACTCAATTTTTCAATATTAATTATATTACGTACACTAGTATAAGTATCATCTAATCGATGGTCTATCTTTGATAATTTAATAGCATACTTAATTAATCTACTATTTGGTTTCTTACTATAGTTACTAATTATATCATAAAGTGTACCATCATATAAACTCTTATGATTTGATAAAGTTAAATATGTATTAGCAGCAATAATATTAATATTAGGTTGTATATCAAGTACTATTGGTTTAACTATACCTTTAAACATATATAATAATGAACTTTTACCACTTCCAGATGTTCCATTAATTAAGATATGATCATTTTCATTAATAATTATTGGTTTTGTAGTTTCTAATTTAGGTAATTTATGTACTATTTTATTTATTTTAATAGAAGTTAGTTTATTCTTGGGATATTTTGATGATATTATTTTTTCATTATAACTATTTAAAAATTTTAAACGTTCTTGCATCTTATTATAATTAATTTTATTCTTATAATACTCATTGACTTTATTTGAAATAAATTCAACATCATATACAATTAAAAAGTAATAGAAAAAGTCAGTATAATTCAAGTCATCTATTTTCATCTTAATAACTATTAATATAAAAATGAACATTAATATATTCACTTTCATATCTAAATCATTATTTAATTCTAATATTTTTTCATTCGTCTTTTCATATTTATTTAAATTAGTAGTATGATAATCAGTATTAAAATCTCCATTCATTAAAAATATCTTACTATTTATTAAATAGTTTCTACTAGTAGTTTCATATTTAAAATAATCATCTGTTAATTTACGTTCTATATCCATCTTATTTTCATTCAAAAATTTAACAGCACCATAAAATAAAACAAATAATCCAATTAACATATTAAATCTTTTATTCATTGCAATAATAATTAATGTAACACATCGGATTGGTATATCATATTTATTTTTTTGATTTGCAATATATTCTTGAATATTATCACTAAAATGATCAAGTACATTGTAATATTCTACTAAATCAAAATTTAATAAAGTGTATTTATCAAGAGCTACTATTTTACTATTAAAATAATCATAATTAGCTAAACGTAATTCTTTTATTAACTCGGCTCTAATTTTTGAATATTGGCGTTCAATCGGAATACTCATTCCAAATACACCTATTAATATTAAAGAATACTTTGTAATATTATTAGGTTCATTCTTAACAATATCGCTAAAATATAATAATAACCAATAAAAACTTTCTTTAACAACAGTTGACATCATTGATAAAAAAATATATTTTTTATATAAATTATTTAATTTATATTTATTTAATATTAATTCAAAGTGTTCTTTTATGTCCATTATATTAATTGTTAAAAAAGTTTTTATATTATAGTAAAATCATTCAGTCTAGTTTCACCAGGTTCATTGTTCAACATAGTTGAATAATTTAGCTTATCTGACTTCATCAGATAAGGTTCATTAACAATTTGGGCTTTATCCAAATTGTTAAGTAGCATTCTAGATGGTTCATTGTTCACCATAGTTGAATAATCTAGCTTATCTGACTTCATTATATAAGGTTCACTAATAATATGCATAGGCATGACTTTATCTATGTTATTAAATTGTATATTAGAAGATTCCTTATTTGTCAAATTCATATAAGAACAATCATTTTTTTTTATTTCATAACTTTTTTTTTCTATACTATTTTTATTTCCTATAATATTTATTAATATTATTCTATCTGATAAAATTTTAGATAATCGTCCTATTTTTTTTATTTCATCTTCTATATTTATACTTCTCCATCTACTAAACCATAAATTATTATGATAAGTTATTTTATGATTAATAATATAGATTAGATTAGACAATTGATGACAAGTCTCTGCTAATCCTTTATATACAATATCTAATGATGAGTTTGGTTCTATATCATTATGATCAATACTTTTTAACCATCTATCTATTACTTTTAATTTAATCTCAATATCCATTAATTCTAATTCTTCCATATATGTCTTTATTGTTTGATTTGAATTATAGTAAGCCATTAATTTTAATGAACTAGCGATACCATTTAAAGAGGTAGATATTACTTGTGTAAATATTTCAGTAGCTTGAGGTGTATTTAATACAGTATAAATACTAACTGTTGAAAAAACTAAATTAGTCCACATCTATATTAATTTAGAATTTTTTATAATAATCTTTATTTTACATACGATAATTTATAATATTCATTTTTTGTCTTAATAAACTTGAACAAAGTTCCATTTCATTTAAGTTTGTATCATTTTAATTCTTCAAGGGTATAAATTATAAATATAACCATCTACTTATATATTTATATTATTTGATTATATTAAGTTGTCTCAAAAAATTTAAAATCTTATTTTTAATCAAACTTATTGTCGATTTACTAACTTTTTCTTTATTAATATTTTGTGTTATTTTATTATTTTTTATTTCTTTGGTAGTATCTTCTATTATTTTATTATTCTTTATTTCTTTGTTAGTATCTTCTATTATTTTATTATTCTTTATTTCTTTGGTAGTAATTCCAGATAATTTAAATGAATCAGGTTTATCAATAGCATTAGAAGGTATTGTTGATTTTGGTTGTTCGGTAGCATTAGAAGAAAGTGTTGATTTTGGTTTATCGGTAGCATTAGAAGAAAGTGTTGATTTTGGTTTATCGGTAGCATTAGAAGGTATTGTTGATTTTGGTTTATCGGTAGCATTAGAAGGTATTGTTGATTTTGGTTTATCGGTAGCATTAGAAGAAAGTGTTGATTTTGGTTTATCGGTAGCATTAGAAGGTATTGTTGATTTTGGTTTATCGGTAGCATTAGA